CCATTATTTAATTCAAGGTTCTCAAATGGAACTTTGGAGATGCCTGCTGCCTCCATAAGTCCATCCAAGATCTCAGAAACCTTCTCATGCACAAGACACGTGCGGGCATTACCCACATACTTCACAGTACGGTTAACCTCAAAAAGCTGATCAGCTATAATCTGAGCTTGCCGTCTCTCGATTTGAGAGATCTGTGCCCTAGGATCCGGACCGGCACACATGCCGAGCCCTCCGAGCCATTTAGGGACGTAATATGGGATACCATCTAGGTCACGACTCTCTAAGAGATCGCGATTGTATCGCTTGAATAAGAAATCAAGCTCCCGATAGAGAAAGGGAAGACCCTTACAAAGGTCTTGATGACAATCACCTAGACAGCAGAAACGCTCAAAGCGAATAGTGTCTTCAACCTGCGACGTCGAACGCACCATACCCTTCATCAGCCCAAAGTTTATGAACGGAGTTTGCCTAAAGTGGAGTCCAAGCCGATCCCCTGAAGGGAGGACTATGAAGTCACTATGGTCCGTATCAATAACGAAAGAGCGAGAATTCATCTCAATGAACTTCTCAGAGAAGAAAGTCTTCCCGATGGAGTTTTCAAGGCCGACTGACCTCGAGGTGTGCTCCCAAGAGTGGAAATCCCTCAGGATGAAACAGCAATCGTCTCCATTGATTAAGCCTTTAAAGTGCTTAAGCTTACAACGGAACCAGGCATTGCCAGTATCAACTTCGACTGCCTTTCGGCAAACGGCCGCATTTATGATGCAGAGAAATACAAACGAGAGGATCTTGCCCATCGGCTGCGCGTTCTTCTGTAGTCTCATGATCTTCTTAACAACCCTCTCTAAAGGGTCCCAGTACTGGTAAACCACAACATTGTTGACCAAGGAGTCGACAATGATCTGAGTCCAATCTGGCGAGAGACTGAGATTCTCACAGACACGTCTGGCAGCAAGTTCGGTAAAATGAGAAAACATCTTGTTTGTTGCGTTATCATAGTCACCACTAAGAAACTTCTCGCCATGGGCAATAGAGCTAAAAAGTTGTGTGAGGTCGTCCTCATGAAGCGGACGGCCAGTAACGGCAAAACAAGGCAATTTCTTTAACCGAAGAGCAAGGTACTTCTGTAGTGGCTGGAGTAACCAATTCTCCAAAGCCTCACCTTTCGTTATACCACGAATCTTCAAGGCTTCCTTAAGACCAAGGATAGCCATTCGAGGTAAACGACCAACGCCGCTCGAGCCCATGTCAACGTCAACTGCGAACTGATGTGCCCAGGCCTCAGCACGAACAATCTCATCGATGTCGTTCGGATCAGCTAGGTTGTCGTAGTTGGTCGAGAATTCCAAATAGTCAAGGCAGTAATCATGAGAACTGCCGAATTCTCGAAAGGTCTTTACCGGTTGAGGGTCGCTAGCATCAACCGGAGCGATTAATTCCGGGAGCTTATCGCGGGCCATTCCAGTGGAGACCTTCGCATAGAGTCGATGCAACGCCTGTGGCGTATCAAGCGTGTTTCCTTCGAGACGCTGCTTGACAGTGAACATGGCACCACCGCTTGCATAGGGATTCTCGTAACAGGCCGAGAGTGAGGGCATGCGATGCCAACTAGGTTGATAGTCGACACTTCCAGGGGGCACTATTTCGTCAACTGTTCTCAACACTTC